TCTTTAAGTGCTTTCAACGAACAGACAGGGTTTTTGGACAAACTTCTAGATGTTGATTTAGGTTTTGAAGAATCTAGATTTGGTGATCGATCTGTTTTGGGTGAAGAAAATATTATCCGCGATATGCGTTATCCGATAGACATTTTTGATGAGGATAGTAAACTCCCGAACTTAATTTCATTCGAGTTTTTCGCAAAGCAAAGTCCAAAAATCAATGTCGGTGACTCTGTTAGTCGTGTAAAGGCAGCAGTAGCAGGTATTGGTCAGGCGGCAACCAATATTGGTAGGGAAATTGGTTTACTGTCAGGCACACCCGAAACCACGGTTGCTCAAACTAATCTACAAGAACAAAAAAATATTATTGACGCTGATTACGGACAAGGTAGGTATGTTACTGAGGCTGAAGTCGCAGAGCGTCTTGGTCCCGCTGCTGTGGGAGTGCTTTCGAATGAATTTATCAGCGAGACAACATCACGACTACAACTTGAACAAGTAAGAGATGTGCGAATCAATAAAGCAACTGAAAGATCTAAAGATAGAGTTTTTATGTACGTCCCAAACTCCCTGTCTTTCTCAGATACAATCGATTACGATGATGGAAGTCAGTCTGCCCTTCGAACCTTTTATGAAACTGGTGCAGGCAACACATCAACTGTAAAAAACGCACTGAAACTTGGTTTGGCAAGTGCGGTTTCATCGAGAGTAGGCGATGTGTCAGAGAGTCTTTTGGGTGAGGTAGGAAAGTTTGATCCATACTCATCTCTTAAGGCACAACTTGGTCTTGCCACAAACCCGTTCAATGAATTGGCATTCAAAGGAATGGCAAGAAAATCATTTCAGTTTAATTTTACATTCGCACCCACCAGCCCCAAAGAAGCGGCGATGATGCAAAACATCATTCAATCTTTTAGGTTTCACTCTTTGCCAGAACTCTCTGAAAGCACTCTACAATATTTTGCCCCACATGAAGTTGAGGTAAAGTTTTACAGAACCACTCTTCTTGATGATCAAGATAAAAGAGTTGTTGATACTTTCGGTCGCAACAATGTGACTGATAGTGAAAATGATGTTCGTGAATCAACACAAGTGAGCGGCGGATTTCTCGGCTTTGGAACAACGACTAAAACTGTAAAACAAAGGCTGATTGAAAATACAGAGATCCCGAGAATCGGACGTTGTTTTGTCTCTGCTGTATCACTAAATTATTCACCACAAGCCAAATCATCTTTCTTTGTAAATGGTGTTCCAACTGAGGTGACCATGACGCTTTCACTCTCGCAAGCGATCACGATGAATAGACAGTTTGTCCTGAAAGGTTTCTAATGTTATTCAAAAGTTATCCCACTGTCACAAGAGTGATTGAAAATAATATTGTTGAAGTTCAAGACATTCTTCGAAAAGTTGTATTCACTGACGAATCAATTGAGAGAGATCGACAATTTGTGACTTACAAAAAAAGAGATGGTGATACTCTTGAGTCTATTGCTCGTAAGTTTTACGGTCGGGATGACTTATCTTGGGTGGTCATGCTTTTCAACAAAGTGATTGATCCTTTTTATGGTGTTAGTTTGTCAACAGTTGCATTTGATCAATTTACTAGAAAAAAGTATGATGGTCAAACTTTATTTTTATCTGCTGTGGGTTCATCTTTTCCATTGTCGCTTGATTCGGCAGGTATCACCGTTGGCTCGTTTTGTATGACCAAAGTGACAAATGATGATAACTCAGTATCCTACAATCGAGATCCACGAGGAACGGTCAAAAGTTTTGATTCCACTCTTGGCTCTGTGCAGTTGACTGATCAAACTGGCACTTTCTCAAAAGATCAAACTTTCTCAATTTTCCAAGACAGGGTGGAGGTCGTGACTGCCACAATCACGAAGGTGACTGATAGTTCAGTCGCACCAAACTACTTTGCAGAAAAATTAGAGGGTTCTAGTTCTGACCCGCTAAACCCACTTGCATCAATTCCAAACTCACATGGTGTTCAAACATCAATCGGAAACACAAGTGCTGATTTTGGCACGGCTGTAACATACGGAAATACTTTGCTGTTTGATTACATCTTCAATGGAACCGGAACTTATATTATTGACAATAAAACGAAAGAGTTCAAAGACAATTATGATAAGTCTCAACTTTTGATTCTTGATCCAAAGATCGTTCCAGCCCTCGAACTTGAAATGAGAAAGTTATTCCGAAATGCGTAAGAATTACGAACGCAAGGGTGACTTTGATTTTGACGCACTCTACGCAGTTAGAGGTGATTCATCTTTCAACCTTTTGCAATTTGTGAATACACTGAACATTTACGAGGGTGTTGATCAGAAGTTTCTATCTGGTTCACTTACATTTACAGATGCTAACAATGTTCTTCGTTTCTATGATTTTACAAATGACGTATACATTGTCGGAGCGTTTCGAACACCATTACCAGATACGACAAAAAACAATATCGGGGGATTTTTCTCCACGCAAGACATTGAAACTAGATCCGTGTTTGTTTTGAAGGTGAGCGATGTATCACGAACAAAAATGCCCACACAACCGGGTGACTTCGTTGAACTCACTCTGATGTCGCCGTCTGCATACTTTGATAAAAACAAAAATGTAAGTCGTAGTGTATCGGGAATCGGATTTGAACCTGTGCTAAGAATGATGGAGGAATTTTATTTTGATAGATCAAATCCCGAAGTATTTGGTCTTCCAAATTTTTTAGATGAGTCCACTCTTCAAACAGGTGGTCTGAGAACTCTTGATCTTTTTGATTATCGATATGCATTTTTGAGAATAGCCGAGAACTCACAATCCGCTACCCCACTGAGATATACGTTTCCATTCCAAAGACCATCAAATATGATTGGATCAATGCTTGACGATATGGTGTCAACTTCGAATCAGTTTGGATATTACATGTGGGAAACTTTGACAGGATTTAAAAGTGCATCAATACAAGGAATGCATGAGAGTTTGCCTGTAATTGGATATAGTAAAAAATACACCGAGGTTCGTTTTGATGAATCTGTTGATGAGAGATTAGGATCTGTTTTTACGATTGACACAATGGACTTTCCCACCGCTGGAAATCGTTTTAACCAAATGCAAAATGGTGCTTTTTCTTCAAAGATGTATGAGTTTGATATTACCTTAAAGAAACTAGACCGAAGATATTTTTTCTACGATTCACAATACCCCTTTTTGGACAGAATTGATAGATTCCCGTTACAAGTATCAAACGAGGGACAAAATGAATTTAGTGGCTACGGTAATATAGAGTCGTTTGATGTTTCAAGTTTTAGTTACAATACTCCATCGGGAGAGCCAGATCCAAATCTTTATGTTGACGATGAGGGACATTTGAGTATGATTAGTCAAAAGAATATGATGTATGATACTCAACTTGAAATCACTGTGCCGGGCAATCATATTGTTGAAGCGGGTATGGCAGTGAATATTGATGTGCCTCCAAACACGATCTCTGATGATGCTGTCGATGAGGTTGTATCTGGTGAATATTTAATCAATGCACTTAGTCATAATTTTGAGTTTCAAGGTAACACTCATATGATGAGTCTCGGACTTACGAGAAACTTTAGAACCACGCCTAAGACGGCGGTTATTTACAGCAACTTGGAGAGATAATGAATACAAAAATGGTATGGTTTCAGGGGGTAGTTGAAGATCGAATAGATCCTTTGCAATTGGGGCGTGTCCGAGTGCGTTGTGTTGGCTATCATACTGAAAACAAACAAGATCTTCCGACTGAGGATTTGCCTTGGGCGCATCCAATTCAGCCAACGACATCAGCGGCAATGAGCGGCATCGGAACAACACCGCTCGGTCCAGTCGAAGGAACTTGGGTTGTTGGTTTTTTCAGAGATGGTGAGTCTGCACAACATCCAGTTATTTTTGGAACAATCGGTGGTCTGCAAGTCGGCAATGATCTTCCACCAAACATAGGCTTTCAAGATCCAAACAGAAATTATCCATTGACTGATGGACCGAACACTGAAACTGACACCAACTCACTTGCCCGTGGTGCAGGCGGTGTGCCTTTTGAATCACGAGTAAACAACCTTGATGGTATGCTGGGACACGACCCACTGATTCCTTATGCATTTACCCCTATTGGAGAACCACCCCCAAGATATGCAGCACAGTATCCCTTCAACCATGTGAAGTTTACCGAGAGCGGACACGTTGAAGAATTTGATGATACACCCGGTGCAGAAAGAATGCACAGATATCACAGATCCGGAACCTTTGAAGAGATTGGTCCCGAAGGTGAAAGAATTTTAAAGGTTGTAAACAAAAACTATACTGTTGTTATGGGTGAGGATGATTTGCATGTTGTTGGACCGTGCAATGTTCAACTTGATGGAGCAACAAGTGTGATTTTGTCAAGGGGAGCAAAAATCACATCCTTGAGAGATCTCGAACTTACAGTCGTGGGAGACTTTAAACTTAACACATTGGGTGCGGTGAGTATCAACGGTCTTAGAACAAATATTAGAGGATTCCCCGTAAACTTAAACGGACCACCAGATCCGGCTGATATCCCATAAGGAGTTTTGTAATGCCAGAATATGTTGAAGTAGCAGGTATAAGTGAAGCGGGTAAAAGGTTTATTGAATATGCACTCGCCTCCGGTTTTGATTTTTTCGTTTTTAACGAAGAGCCGAAGTATGCAGAATATATTAAATCACAACCATCGGGTGTGACTGCGAGGTATCATTTTATTGAGATGATCACTGAGGGTGGACACGGCATCAACCGTCCGATGTTAACAGGTGAAATAATCGCGGCTCACCCCGAACTCACTCCGGCACAAGTTAAAGAATTAAGAGATCTTTACCAAAGTGGCAAAAACAGAAGACCCTTCAAGGTCGCTCTCGAAAGCACTATATCACCAATCATCCCGCAAGTGGTTCGTGGTGCAAATTTATTTCTTGATGACTTTGATCTTTACTTTAGAACCACACGACCTCTTCTAAACACAAGAACGACCAGTGCCGTTGGTATCACACAGAGTGTCGCAGACACCGCAATCAAAAACTTTTCACGAACCAGTGCAAAATTTGTGGGACCAAATTTTCCTAGACTTGCAAACGTTGGTGATATTTGGCTAAATACAGTATCCGGTAGTTTGTTTTATTATATTACAGATGGTACGACTGGTGGATCGGGCGGAACAGGCATGACAAGTGCATGGGTGGAGGTATAATGACTATTGCAGCAGTAGGTGATGTTGTCGCATGTGGCGGTAAAATTTTGACTGGTAACTACACCGTGCTTGCGTCAGGTAGACCCGTTGCCTTCGTAGGCTCTGTGGTGTCTCCTTGTCCGGATAAACCACCATCAACCATCGCCACCGGAAATTATACTGTGCTTGTGTCGGGAATACCAGTGGCACGAGTCGGTAGCATCAACTCTCACGGCTCTCCGGTCATCACTGGAAATTATACGGTGTTTGTTTTATGAATACTTACCCAACCAACTCGACAGTAACATTCCCACGAATCAATCAAGACTTTATTGATCTTTCTGGTTGTAATGTTATTGACCTTTTGCCAATCGATGATAAGTCAAAAGACATCATCAAAAAGGCTATCAGTGGTGAACTTTTTATTAATCCGATACAAAACTTAATTACTGAGGCTTTTGACTTGATTAGCAACGGAATCAATGAGGTGGCTGAAGCAACATTAGGTCAGTTGGCTGATGATGTTCAAAGAATGGTTGATGACGCGGGCAACGCTTTGGCTGGTGTTTTGCAAGTCGATAGTCAAATACCTGATCCAAATAATCCGGGTGAGTTTCTTAGAAGACCTGAAAATGTTTTTGAATTTATCAGTCGCAAGTCAAACGAAGTCACTGGATCTGTTTCATACCTCCAACAACAAACAGAAATTTTGTCCGGTGTATCACTTCTACCCAAGGATCGAAGAGCGAGTGATTTTGATTACAACTCAGATGGAGGTATTGATGAGTTTCCCGGTCTGGTGGGGGTGACAAACATCGCACAGGGCTTCAACCAAACAGTAAATTCTCTTGAAGATGTGGATGAACTGGAGGACAGATTCTCCGGCTTCTTTGATTCTGTCACCGGAGCAGGCTCCGAGTTGATGGAGTCATTCAATGCAGCAGCGAGAGGTGGTTTGGTTGAAGCATTAGCACCTTTTCGTGACGGGGATGGAAATTTGCAAATCCCCGAGTTTGATCCGGAGAATCCCGGTGGCTCGGTGGATTTGAGTCAGGTGAGTGATGCATTTCAAAGCATCAACGAAGCCGCCGAAGCCATTGAGGCACTTATCAATAATGAAAGAGCGTTGGTCGCATTGGCAGTTGATTACTTGGCTAAAACAGTTCTCGGATTCAGTATTCTTGCACTTTTGGCAGATCCGTGTTTTGGTAAAATAATTGCAGAAAAGATTTTTGATCTTTGATAGATAGTTATATGGCAAGGTTTAGCGATATAGATTTAGACTTCACTAAAAACCCTATCACGGGTGATGTGTCAATCAAGACTGACGGACAAGCAGTGTTGAGATCAATTCGTAACATTGTCAATACAATGGCAGGTGAAAAAAAGTTTGACCCCACATTCGGCGGTGATGTTCGTAGACTTCTGTTTGAGCCGATCACACCAACAACGACCTTGAAAATGGAGGATGCGATTGTAAGGGCGATTCAAAACTTTGAGTCAAGAGCGATTCTCGATGATGTTACGGTATTGCCAAACTCAAATGACAACGAATACTTTGTCGGGATTATTTTTAGAATTCAAAATGATCCACGACCAATCACATCAACGATTACGATCAAGAGGGTTCGATAATGGCACAAAATATTCAAGTCAACTCTTTAAACTTTGACAATATTAAATCAAGTTTAAAGACTCACCTTTCAAATACGGCTGTATTCAAAGATTATGATTTTGATGGATCTGGTCTTTCTGTCATTCTCGATCTTCTTGCATATACGACTTACTATCAAGGAGTTTACAATAACTTCGTTGCAAATGAAATGTTCATTTCCACGGCAGAAAGTCAAAGTGCTGTAAACTCTCATGCAAAAAGCCTTGGATATCTTCCAAAATCTAAAACCGCACCAGTCGCCGTAGTGAATGTGACACTTGGATCAACATCAGGTTATACAACCACACTTAGACCCGGATCTATTTTTACAACAAAAGTTGATAATAAAACATATAGATTCACAAACACTGAGTCCGCAACTGTTGATCTAAACCCCTCGGGAACCGGACCACACATTTCAGAACTGAATATTCGTGAGGGTGTGATTCGAACAATTTCGTCTATTGTGCCTGATAATAGAAATTATCAAAGCGTTGTGATACCTGACTCAAATGTTGACACTAGCACGGTCAAGGTGATCGTTCAATCGTCTATATCAGACTCAACTGGGATTACAAATGTTTGGTCAAATGCAACTGATTTGTCATCCGTTACAGGTGGGTCTAGGTCTTACTTTTTAGAGTTGGACTATACTGACAAATACAGCGTAAACTTTGGTGATGGAGTCCTTGGTGCGACCCTAGCACCCGGTAACCTTGTTACTGTATCTTATCTTTCAACCAACGGTCCTCTTGCAAACAGTATTGGCAGAAATGATGAAACGACTGGACAAAACTCTTTCTCCTTTTTATCGGGAAACACGGTTGACGTAGTGGCTCCATCGGCTGGTGGTGGTAATCGACAATCAATCGAGTCGATCAGAAAAATTGCACCAAGAGCATATGCGGCACAAAATCGTGCGGTCACTGCAAACGACTTTGAGGCTTTGGTTCAAAATAATTTTTCAGGATTTTCATCAGTCTATGCCTATGGTGGTGAAAATGAAAACCCACCACAGTATGGCAGAGTTTTTGTTTCACTAAAACCTCAAGTTGATGAAGTAATTAGCAGTCAACTTAAAAATGATGTGCAAAGTTTTCTTAGAACAAAATGCTCACTTGGTATTGAACCCATCGTGACAACGCCAGATCTTCTTTTCTTGCAAGTGCAGTCTAACTTTACCTACAATAATCTTGCCACTCCACTTTCACCCGCAAGTCTTGAGCAATTTTTAATTGATAGTATTAACACTTACATCCTATCATCAACAGACTCCTTTGACACAACGGTAAGTAAAACTTTGCTTGAAAAGAGTATTCTAGATGTAGAGTCATCAATCACATCTTTTGATACGACCCTAAGACTCGAACGTCGTGCTGAGTTCATTCCACAAGAAACTTCGTATTCATTTGATTTTGGAAATGCAATTTTTCACCCGCACGATGGTCACTCTAGTGTTGTGTTTTCAAACGACTTCACATACTATGATAAAACAACAGCATCAGAAAAGATCGCTAGAGTCAGAGATGACGGCGAAGGTAAATTGATTCTGTTTCAACTAAACAATAATATTGAAACAATCATCAGCAATGATTTTGGAACAGTAAATTATGCTTCCGGTATCGTTGAGTTTGAGTTATCACTTTTGTCAAAGGCATTTGATAATAATGATCTAAGGGTAAATGTTGTGGCTGCGAATAGTATTGTTTCATCAACAAGAAATATTGTGCTGATCGCTGATACAGCGGCGACGAGGGCATCGTCATCCCCAGTATCGTTTACCACTGGACAGGCAACGTCCACGGCTGCGACCACTACAACCACCACTACGACCACGACCACGACAGTAAGCGGTGGTGGTGCTGCTAGTGGCGGTGGTGGCGGCGGTGGTGGTGGTTACGGAGGTTATTGATGTCTGAAGTTCCGTCTGGAAACCCTGATCCATTAACAACAAGTGGTGGTGAAATAGCAGGTTTGTTGGCTGGTCTTATCCAACCAATCAATCCTCTACAAGATATTCAGCGAACAGTTGGAGCAACACCGACCATCGATGAAAGAATATCCGCTTTTGTTGATGATATACTCCCAACATACATCGGTGAAGATCATCCAACCTTTACATTATTCATGAAGGCTTTTTACGAGTTTCTTGAAAAAGAATCTGGCACAAGATACGAAGCCGTAAAACTTCAAACCACTTTTGATCTCGATGAAACCTTTGACAACTTCATCACATATTTTATGGATCAATATGCAGCAAACTTTCCAAAAGATCTAGACATTGGAATGAGTGATCGGCAACTTGTTAAAAGAGTTAATCAATTTTACAAAGACAAAGGCGGTTCGATTTCCGTAAAACTTCTCTTTAGAATGATTTTCGGTAAAGAAGCCGATATCAAGTATCCAAGAGAAAAGTTATTTGAAGTTTCTGGTGGTGAATTTTTATCAACCTCTTTAATGAAGGTTAGTAGAACAAATACCGTTCAAGATCTTGAGGCACTTGAGGGCGGACTTGTAAGACAATATCCAAATGATGAGTACGGATCGGTCAATCGATACGCTTCGCCATCTGCAACTGGACTTATTGATTCAATTCAAATTACAACCATCGAGGGTATTGACCAAGCAACACTTCAACTTAAAGATGTCAAGGGAGTTTTTTCACCAAATGCAGAGGTCGATCTCGTCAAGGGTTCAACACTATTGCAAGAGGGTGTTTTTGAACTTATTGGTGGTATTACAGTTTCAGCAAAAGGTTTTAGTTATGATGTTGGTGATGCTATTGAGGTAAAAGACTCTAGAGGTTTTGTGATTACCACAACAAGTGTTGAAAGTATCGAAAAGGGCGGAGCGATCAAAAGCCTGTCTCCTGTGAGTGTCGAATCAGTGTATCGCCCATACGAGACTTACTCATTTGATATTGCATCTTTGGCAGGAGAGAATGCAACCTTTTCTCTTGTAACCGGATATGGTAACCTGCCAGTCAAAAAAGTTAGACAAACACAACGATCAACTTTGTCCTCTAATTCTGTGATTCAAGATAACTTTAGAAACCAACAGTTTTCTTATGTAATTCGTGTTGAGGAGCAACTTAAGACATTCAAGAAAATTGTTCTTGATGTTTTACACCCCGCTGGATCTAAACTTTTTAATGATCATATTGTAAACAGAAAGTTTAGTGCTACAACCTTTGATTTTTCGCCACCGAATGTTTCAACTACGTCGAGTAACCCGATTCGATTTGCCCCTGCAATCGGTCACTTCACGCCATATACATTTAATGGAACCGCTGATCTGCGAGGCGAGACATATGGAACAACCCATGCTGATTACTATCCCACTGGCTTCAACGGATTGACCGCAGCCACAGCAGGACTTTTTGCCTCTGGCGAACCTGTCACTCACGACCCAATCACCGCAGGGTTTACGATTGGTGCGATGGGTGGACCGACCGCAGGCACTTTGAACCCCGAGGCTTTCGGTTACACATTTAGTGTAAATGCAGGTGTTACACTTCCGGGTTATACCGTCGAAAATATTGATCAAAAAATTCAAGTGACCGGAACTGATTCAATCACCGCACCATTTTGGATCATATACAAGCACCCAAAAAACTCATTGATTGATCCACCACCATCTGGTATTGCGTCATCTCGTTTTGAGAACTTTCCCCTCGACTCAGATGGGTTTAGTTTTGCTCACTTTGGAAGTTTTACCACAGGCATTTCAACAGGTGACACGCTCGTTCAAAGATCACCAGATAGACAAACTGCAATTGGCATTGTCTCTGGTATAACAACACAAAACCCTCTTTCAGATCAAAGGAAGTTTGCTGCTGTAAATACCAAAGGTGGAACTATAGGTATCCTGTTGACAATCAATGTCCGAAGTGGTGAATTCACAAATCAAGAAAATACCGATGGCACTCAACGTTTGCTGCTAAATACTCGTAACGGTGCTACCTTTGCCACGCTCGGGACTGGCGGTAACCTCTCAGTTCAAACCACCTCTGGTGGTATCATATCTCGCTTCGCATGGACTGACCTCAACATTGGTGACTTCCTCAATAAGACTATCTACTAAAGGTGAAACATGGCTACTGCAACTTTAGACTCACAACTTAAAACACAACTCTCAAAGGCGTTTCTTGATCAGTTTGATCCGTTTCGTCAAGAAAATCTTTTTGTTGGTTTTGCTGGGATCACCGGCACTGGGCAAAGCACACGAACTGAGACTGAAGACACTCTAACTCGTAAAAATATTTTATATGCAAAGATGATTACACCGTCAGACATTGCCTTTGTTATTGATAGAGTTGACTGGACCACTGGCACATACTACGATGAGTTTGATCCATCACTTGATATGTCCACAAAAAACTTTTACGTTTTGGGTGGAAATGATACGGAGGCTCCTAACATTTACATCTGTGTAAAAAAGGGCGGTGCAGGATCAACTGAAAAACCCATTGGTACAACATCAAATGTTGAAGTAAAGGGTGACGGTTACGAATGGAGATTCGTAGCAAAGGTCACTGGTGACTTGCAAAAGTTTTTGAATGATGATTATGCACCCATAAAAATTGTTCCATATTACAGTGATCTTCCACCCGCTAGTTATGAGCAAACTGACGAAGATGTTTTTCAGTATACCTCACAATATAATGCACGCTCTAACGTGAACAATGGAAAAATACAAAGAGTCAAAGTTACAGCAGCGGATACGCCTGCGGTTTACAGTAAATCAATCAAAGCATCTTCAGCACAAGAGGTGCAAGCAAGCACATCAACCACAACGCAAATCTCCTCGGCAGCATCATCCGTTGATGATTTCTACAATGGATATGCGATCAAGTTTAATAGCGGACCAAGAGCAGGGTTGCTTGTTCCAATCACAGACTACACTGGTGCATCACGACTTATTACACACGCATCAGTATCAGTTAATGCTGGGCTTGGGGACAAATATGAAATTCATCCTCTTGTCGCTTTTTCAGGTGATGGCTCCGGAGCGACTGCGCATGCTCTGACTGATTCTAGTGGTAATGTCGAATCAATTGTTGTCTTGAACGGTGGCACAAACTTTAAGAATGCCACCGCCACGATTTCGACATCACAGGACAGTGGCACTGATCCAACCTTGACCCCAATCATCTTCAAAGACTTGGGTAGAGATCCCGTCTTTGAACTTTTTGCATCGGCAGTAAAACTACATGTTGTTCTTGATAGCATTAGTGATGAGATCATGAAACAAAATGACTACACTGAGATTTTTCTTGCGTCAGACTTTACAGTTGGTTTAAGTTATGATAACACAGGTAAGTTTGCAGGCAGTGATAACTCTACTCTTACGAGAATTGATATCACAAATACCGGAGTCAATCCGGTGACAATCAATGATTATATTTTTGGACAAACCAGCAAAGCGTTCGGTCAGGTGCAAACCTTTACAATTGATGGATCTAGTGGTTTATTGAATGTGAAAGATATGCGTGGTGAATTTACCAAAGATGAAAAGTTGTCAGTGCTTGATTCTGGCAGCACTCTTGCCTTTAAGAATGAAAGTATGACAGTTGTTCGCACTAGAAAGGCAAGCACCACACTAACGATTGGAAAAGAAAACTGGAGAGGAACGCATGAAGTTGGTATCACGTTCAACAATGTTCCAGTTATTGACACTGCCATCACCGGAGGCTCTGGTGGAGTCGGTTTGATCGCAGAAGTTCTTGATGCAGATGCCTCCGCAAAAACAGCAACACTTAGGCTGACACAAGTTTATGGTGGCACTGCATCAGGCACACTAGATTTTGTGGTGAACGAAACACTAACAACAACTGCGGGAGTCGCCACAATTAAAACAATCACCGGACCAGAAATCGATTTGGATTCCGGCAGAATGTTATACATAGAAGGTATCACCGCTGTTTCCAGAGAAGACGAGCAGGAAGATGTGATTGAACTTGTATTTGATTTCTAATAGGAGAGTTGCATGACGATTGCCAAAAATACAGATGACAGTGCTTTTGATTCAAGCCTTATGGCTCGAAGCCCATATTATGATGATTTTGATCCACAAAAGAAGTTCTTGAAGGTTTTGTTCAAGCCCGGACAAAATGTTCAGGCACGCGAACTGTCAACTTTGCAATCCATCCTTCAAAATCAAGTTGAAAGATTTGGTCGCCATGTTTTTGACAATGGATCTTTGGTAAGCGGCGGTGAAGTCTCAGTCTCGAATGGTTTCTTTGCTCGTATTGATTCTGCAAAACCTCTGTCAACCACTGTGTTGAACTCCTTGGTAGGTAGAAAAATCACAACTACCGATGTCACAGCCGACACTATCGCCACGGTTGTCTCTGTCCTTGACAATCCTGTTGGAACCGATGCAGCCTCCTCGCTGACAAATGACAGTGAGCAACTTGTTATTTTTAATTACTCAAACGCAGGCACATTTACCGGAAGCGTTTTCTCCACCACGGGAGATAACCTTACCGGAATCACTTTTGAAAGTGCTTCCAGTGTTGCACCAAGAACTGGCACTGTGTCTAATGTCGTGTCTGTCGAGCAAGGCATCTATTTCATCGACGGTTACTTTGCGTTAAATAGTCAGCAAAGCCTTGCCGCGTATAGCGTCACTGGTGGCTACAGAAATTTTGATGCACCATCAGCATCAGTTGGATTTGATGTAACCAAAACAATTGTTGATGTGAGTGATGATTCAAGTCTCAATGATCCTGCCGCTGGATTCAATAACTTTAACTCACCCGGTGCAGATAGGTTTAAGATTGATCCAACTTTGGCACAAAGATCTTTGAGTGGTGCGGGTGACTCACCTGCCTTTGGTATCTCTGGTGGTACTTCGGACTACGTTGAACTCGTTCGCATCGATGCCGGAACCGTGTCCAAGAGAGTCAAGTTTGCACAGTACGGTGACCTTTTGCGGACTCTCGCAAGAAGAACTTTTGATGAGTCCGGAAACTATACTGTTAAACCTTTCACTCTTACGCTCGATGACCATCAAACTGTCTTTGGGTCAGAGGACACCACAAAACTCGGTGTGGTTCTTTCTCCCGGCAAGGCATACATCTCTGGCTATGAGTTTGAGACTGCCGGACCAACAAAGTTTATCTTGGATAAGGCAAGAACTACCCAAAAGATCAATCAAATTGAAATTGACACTGAGGAGTCAACATTTATTGATACTGATGATTACCAACTGCCAATAAGCGATACTGCGAGTCGAAACTCTTTGCTTAACGGTGCTGAGTTTGCTATTTTTGCGGACTTGGATGGTGATGGAGCAGTTGGCACATTTATTGGTCGTGCAAACATCAAGAATTTCCGTCCGTCCACAACGACACAAAGCGGCGATAATCCATTCGTGAGATTTCACTTCACTCGTTTTGCCATGGTAGATGATCCCACAACAGGAACACCTTTCAGTCTTTTCCGATCCGGCAAACTTCAACTTGTAAATCTTAGTAATAATGCAAACACAGGACGCGGTGGTGGCACACCCCCGATAACATCCACTAATAAATTTGTTATTAACGTTGATAATCCCGGCGTTCAAATCAGAAACTTGAACTCTGGTAGATCGGTTTTCAAACTACCAAATACGTTTGCGACATCGGCGATTGATGGAGTGAATCATCAATTTCAATTTA